GTCGTCCCGCACGGCACCCACGAGGGTTACCAATGAGCATGCCAGAGAATTACACGTTGGCTGATCATCCTATAGGCGATGTCAAGCCGAAGGAGATCGTGCAGGAGATCAAGGGCCAGGTCCCCGGGTGCGCCACGGTCGTCCTGAAGAACGGCGACGTCATCCTGGTCCAGGTCGCCATCAAGGAGGTCAGGCGCGTCGTCGGGCAGAAGGACGCCAACGGCAAGCAGGTCTACAACTTCGAGTGGGGCGTCGGCACCCAGGTGATCGAGAGGGACTGAAATGGCGACGTTCAAGAAGAGTAATTCGCCAGATCAGATTGACCGGCAGACACTCAATTTTGGCCCCAGCGCGCCACTTACCAACGAAGAGACGAAAGAGGCGTGGAAGAACTTAGGTGTCCTTCCGTATTGCTACACATCCTATGATGATGATTATTGGCCAAAGGCCATAGTGAAGAACGGGAAAACTTAAGGAGAGCTAAGTGGCAAGGACACCGCGGCAGACGCAGACCGGCGGCACGGCGAACAGCCCGGTTGATCCGGTGTCCAGCGGGCCAACCCGCGGCGCGGCCGACCTAGCCGGCACCCCCAACACCCCGACCATCGACCCGCGCGCCGTCACCATGGCAGGCCAGACGCTCAGCCCTCCCGGCCCTCCCATCTCGCCCAGCGAGAACATGTCGTGGGGGCCTATCCCGGTCCTGACCGACGGGATGACGTTCTACGAGCTCGGCCAGACTGGTCTGCGTCAGTTCTCGGGGTGGGTTCGGGATGAGTTCCTCCAGGTCGTGGTCGGCCGCCAGGGCGCTCAGAAGTATCGCGAGATGCGCGACAACAGCCCCACCATCGGCGGGATGCTGTTCGCCATGGAGGCGGAGATCAGCAAGGTGGAGTGGCGCGTCGAGAAGGGAGAGGACGGCGGGAGCCAGGAGTACGCCGACTTCGTCGAGTCGTGCATGAACGACATGTCGTCGTCGTGGTCGGAGACGATCAGCGACCACTTGTCATTCCTCACCTATGGGTTCGCGTGGTCGGAATTGGTCTACAAGAAACGCCTCGGGCGCGATCCAGGGATGAACCCGAGATATCCCGACGAGGAGCTGCCGAAGAGCGAGTACGACGACGGCAAGGTCGGGTGGCGGCGCATGCCGGGTCGCTCGCAGGACACCATCATCAAGTGGTTCTTCGACCGCAACGGGCAGGTCAAGGGCACGACCCAGCAGCCGTGGGTCGGGCCGCTGATCGACATGCCGATCGACAAGGCGATCCTGCACCGGCCGACGCATTACAAGGCGAACCCCGAAGGCCGTGCGCTTGATCCGGAAACAATGATTCCCACGCCCGACGGATGGCGCAAACTGGATGACTTAGCGGTTGGCGACAAAGTGTTCGATGAACGTGGAATGATTCGCTATGTCACCGCGCGCGCCGATTGGAACAACCGGCCGTGCTACCGACTAAGATTCGGTGACAGTACGGAAATCATTGCTGACGAGAACCATCAGTGGGTCACCCGCACGCTCAGTGATCGGAATCGTGGCATAGCGGCCAAAGTGCGAACCACAGCCAAGATCGCAAGCACGGTGAAGACCCAAGTCGACTCATCCAATCATTCCATCGCATGGGCCGAACCACTCGATTATCCAGAACAGATGCTGCCATTGCATCCGTACTTCCTTGGACAATGGCTTGGTGATGGCACGAGCCTCGCCTCTCAAATTTCCTGCCATGCACAGGATGTCGAAGAGACTGTCGCTTTGATCGCCAGTTGTGGTTATCAGCCGCAAGTCGTGAGCAATGGTCGGGAGGATGGTAACGGACGATTGATTAAGGTTTTCGGTGATGGCGCATGGGACTCCCAAGGGCCGCAAGCTCTCCTGCGAGCGTTAGGCCTGCGTGGCAACAAGCATATTCCGGCAGCATATTTGCGCGGCTCAATTGAGCAGCGTCGCGCTTTGCTCGCTGGTCTTATGGACAGCGATGGGACCGTTGATACCTACGGTCGTTGTGAGTTCAACAACTGCGACACCGGATTGATTTATGGCGTCGCCGAACTCGTGCGATCGCTTGGTTGCAGCGCTTATGTCTCATTGAATGGGCATGCGGGGACCGGCAACCGCAAGCAGAACAGCTGGGGCGTAAAATTCCGCCCTGAATGGTCGCCATTCCGATTGAGCCGCAAAGCCGCGCGCATACGCGGGCATCGCGCGCGAGACCAGCATTACATTACACAAGTCGAGTCGGTCGAAAGCCGACGCACCGTCTGCATTGAGGTGGATTCGCCGTCTCATATGTTCCTTGCCGGCGAGGCAATGATTCCGACGCACAACTCAATCCTGCGCAACGCGTACATCCCGTACTACTACGGGAAGCGCCTCCAGGAGCAGGAGGCGATCCTGTTCGAGCGCCTCGGCGGCGTGCCGGTGATCTACATCCCGGGGCAGATCCTGCAGCTGGCGTCGACGGGAGATTCGAACGCATTGGCGCAGGTCAACATGTACAAGCGCATCGCGGTGAACCTGCGCACCGACGAGCAGATGGGCCTGGTGCTGCCGTCCGACACCTACGAGGGCGTCAACGGTCCCGGCACCGTGGGGCAGTACCGGTTCGAGCTGGTGGCGCCGCAGATGCGTGCGGCGTCGATCAACCTCAACGAGACCATCGGCCGCTACAACATCTCGATGCTGACGTCGGTGTTGGCGGACTTCCTCACGCTCGGGCACGAGGCGCGCGGGACGCAGTCGCTGGCGGTGACCAAGGTCGACATGTTCATGAGCGCGATCGAGGGCTACCTGAACGCGATGGCGCAAGTCTACAACAAGTACGCCGTCACCCGGCTGATGGACTTCAACGCGATGAACCTCGACCAGCAGCCGAAGATCAAGCCGGACTTGGCGCAGCGGGTCGACCTCGACGTGCTGTCGAACTACGTCCTGCGCCTGGCCCAGGCGGGCATGCCGCTGTTCCCGGACGACGACGTGCAGAGCTACCTCAAGGACGCGGCGGGGCTGCCGGACATCGACGACTCCCGCGCGCTCCAGGCGGCCGGCCTTACAGATGAGCAGCTCGATCGCGAGGACGAGAAGGGCGACGTGATGCTCGACCAGCTGAAGAACCCGCCGCCCGTCGCTGGTCCCGGCGCGAGGCCCGGCGGCACACCGAAGCCGGCCGCCAACCAGAACGAGGGGCAGAAGAAGCGCGAGAACCTAGAGGTAATGCTCAAGGGCGCGATCGCGCAGCGGATGGTCAGGCATGCCGGGCCGAAGTTCGGCGTCAGGACCGGCCACGTCCACAAAGGCAACCATAAGCAGCCATCGGTGCGGAGGTTGACGCGGATGCTGCGGGAGGTTCAAGGTTGATTGTTCTCGCGGCAAGGACAGAGGTCATTGGGTTGTGAGGCGTCAGTAAGTCGGCTGGTCCGATGACCGATTGACCCGCCAAAGTAAAGCCAATGTCCGACGCTGGCATCAGCCGCGAGAACACCCAACCCGCCAGGAGCCGCCATGAAGACCATCAAGGCACAGACCGTCGAATGCATCGTCCTGGACGATGGCGAGAAGCTGAAGCAGTATACGCTGCTCTCGCGCAGCGGGACGAGCTGGCAGGGCCAGCTGTTCCTGGAATCGATCAAGTCAACGAACGGGGCGTGGCCGATAGGAAAAACTGACACCAACGGCGGTCAAGTTCTACGAATGCCCAGCGTCGATGAGATTTTAGCCCGCGCGGCGGACGTGGTCGAGAAGACGGTCGTCATCATGCGCGAGCGCGGCTGGAGCGTCGAGACGCCGACCGCCGATGACCTGGTGGACCATGGCGGCGGCCGTCCTGGTTTCGTGATAAATAGCGATTATGGCAAAGCAGATCAGGGCAGCCCGCCACTACCAGCAGCGAAACGACCCACTGAGGCGTTTGGTCGACCGGGCCATCCCTGGGATTTCAGCTGACATTAAGGACGCGCTGAAGGGGTTGTCTGGCCTCATCCCGCAGGACGCTGATCGTCACGCGTCCGCGGGCGACTGGCACGCCGTCAAGAACTCCATCGACTGGGGCCACTTCCGCGAGGTGCTCAAGGGCGTCTTCGGGCAGGTCGGCAAGGCGCGCGAGGCCGGGGCGCAGCACGGCGCCGACAAGATCAATGCGGCCTTCGCCGCTGCTGGTCGCGCCGTGAGGTTCCGCAAGGAATCGAGATATTCGTTCGATCTGTATTCCCAAGATGTCCAGGACGAACTTAGGCGTGCGCAGGACGACCTCATCGCCGAGCTGGAGCAGGACGTCCGCGACGCCATAGACCAGATCGTTCTCGACGGCGCGCGTCTGGGGTTCGGGCCGGAAGAGATCATGGACGACATCCGCGGCATGGTCGGGCTCACCGCGCGGCAGTCGCAGGCGGCGATGAACTACCGCAACATGTTGGAGTCGCTCGACCCCGGCGCGCTCCAGCGCCAGCTCCGCAATTTCCTGGAGGACGATAACGTCCAGGCGGCGATCGACTCCGGGCAATCGCTCGACGGCGCGATGGTGGACAAGCTGACGAACGACTACATCGACAACTACATCGACTACCGGGCCGAGACGATCGCGCAGACGGAGGCGACGCGAGCAATATCGTTAGGCCTCCAAGATTCTTACTCGCAAGCGATAGATCGCGGAGTGTTCCCATCGGAGGCCGTGAGGCAGTTCTGGAAGGTCGAACTCGACGACGTGACGTGTCCCATCTGCTTATCGATCCCGGACATGAACCCGGACGGCGTGGCGATCGACGAGGCGTTCGACAGCGTCGACGGCCCGCAGGACGCGCCGCCTGACCCACATCCTTCGTGCCGTTGCTCCATCGAGATCGTGACGGACCTTGACATGGTCTCCGCGGACGGTGTTGACGACGGCGAAGCGGCTTAATAGCCATGTTGGTGGTTTGAAGATGGAGACTGTCAATGAAGAAGATACCGACTGTTTTCGAACGCGATTGGGACGGTGATCGCAGTCGTGTTGTCGATAAGGTGCACTCTGGCTGCGAATGGGTGCTCGCTGGCGAAGGAGTTGCCACCCGCAAGCTGGATGGAACTTGTTGTCTTGTGCGCGGTGGTAATCTTTACAAGCGCCGCGAACTCCGCAAAGGAGATACGTCTCCACCATTGTTTGAGGTGGTAAATCGTGATGACGAGACCGACAAAACGGTAGGCTGGTTGCCATGCGATATTGGTTCTGAAGATCGCTGGCATATGGAGGCGTTCTCCAAACGCAATGATTGGCCTGATGGGACGTATGAACTCGTCGGTCCGAAAGTGCAGGGGAATCCTGAAAAATGGCCAACCCATGAACTCGTAACTCATGGATCAATCCATGAGGAAAATCCGCCGCGCACGTTCGGTGGGCTGAAGACGTGGCTTGCCGGCCGCGACATCGAAGGTCTAGTGTTCCATCATGCCGACGGCAGAATGGCAAAAATCAAACTACGTGATTTTGGATTGAAGCGCGTACCGGGGCCGCTGCTGCGATGAGCAAGTGGAACCTAGACGCCTACGTCGCCTCCCTGCCGGACATGCTGCTGGACGAATTGTGTGCGCGACTGCGCGGGAAGTATCCCGGCGGCGTCAAGTACGGCGTCAACCCATTGCAGGCCGAGGCGGCGCGGCGGCTGGAGGAGATCACCGGCCTCATTGAGGTCGGCGCGGCGATGGAGAAGTACAAGGCCGACCTGGTCGAGATCGTCGCGGCGACGGGGAGGAAAGATGGCTGAAGCCAAACCATCGTGGCAGAGGTGGCCACCTAACTGCTGCGAGACGTGCGTCGGGCCGTGGAAGCGCATCGGGGACTGGGACGGCGAGTGTGGCAACGCGTCGTCGCTCAACTACGGGGAAAATACGGACGCGCGGTTCCGATGCCAGGACTTCAAGCGAAAGGCGACAGCATGACCCCACATCAGAAACGAGCATTGCGTGATCCTTGTTTCGAGGCTGAGGAGACGGCGCGCCCGCAGTTCGGATGGCGTGCCCAAGACGACTTGGTGACCTTGCTGCTGACGATGAACATAGGCCTCGAATGAGCCGCGTTCTTCGGCGGCGCTCCATTGTGGCATTGCAGCGTCGCGCTGTGGTCGCCATGGACGCGCCGGCCGAGGATCCTGTCCGTGTGGCAGGAAGCTGACTTCAATGCGGCCATGCGATATGCGATGTTAACGTTGGACGGTATCGGCAGGTTGGGAAATGACGTCGTCGAGCGCGGGACTGCCGCTCTCCATGTGAGGCGGCAGACCAACGAAGTGGAATCCGCCAGCGTGATGAAGACGCAGCGATGGAGAGCAAAGTATGGGCAAAGAAGCTGACGACGTGGTCCTGCATGCTCTTCAGCAGCATCACGGTACGATCGTCCTCAACAACCCGTCGAAGGCGCTGATCGCCGTCGGCAAGGAGAACACCGAGTTGCACGATGAGATGGACCGCTGCTACCGCGAGTTGGATGTCTACCGCAACGCGCTGACCGTCATAGCCTACCTGTCGCCGCAGATGGTGGGCGGCGGGGTGGACACCGCGTTCGGCAAATGCCAATCTCTTGCCAAGGCGGCGCTGTCGCAGCTCCTGATGGGGTCTTCAGACTTGGCGCTGCTACGGCAGGCTACGCAGAGGAACACCGATGTCAGAAATTAGCACCATCACCCAGACGCCGGCGCAAGACCTGAAGGACGCCGAGGCCGCGCTCACGCGTGCCGAGCATGCACAGATGTTGGCCCGCCAAGTCGTCCGGGAGAAGCGCATCAATGTCATGCGCGTCCAGGTCAAGGGCATGGGCAGCGCGCTCCAGGACGCCCACATCAACCTGACGCTGGCCAACCTGGAGTTGTCCGATGCCGAAGGTGGCGAGACACGCGCCACGCAGAGAACAACCAAAGCGCGGCAGGACGTTGCTTATGCTCAACGCCTGCATGTCGTGGCTCTGAGGGAGTCGCGGACGATCAACGCGCAGGTAGCATAGAAATTCGGTCTCGAAGGCAGCGTCTCCCGCACCCAAGAGGTTGACATACCGAGAGCATCCGTCCGGAGGGCACTGGATCGCAGGGAACGGCGTCACTGTTCCATCTGGGCCGTTCGTCTAGAGGTTGAGGGCGCTGCCTAATCGGGCAGAGACGTTGGTTCGAATCCTTCACGGTCCACCTGAGGAGCCACCGCCATGGACCTCGTCGGGCACAAGAGCGCTGGTGAAATCGCGCGCTATTCCGATCAGGAGATGCTGCTCTACGATCGCCTCGGGCCAAAGGCTAGGGCAGCGATAGGAGCGTCCCACCGCGTCATCGACATCAAGGCCGTGCTCGGCGCGTTCTTGCGGACGCGTCAGCGCGGGCCTGACCGATGGGTTAATGGCGATCTGATACCCTCGCCCCCACCTGTTAGCGTTTATACCGTAGCTGGGGATGCGGAGTTCGCCAGATGGATCGACGAGAAGGTCTTGAAGGGCGACGTCGGCATGACGTCTGCGGAGTTGACTCTGGTGCCCTTGCGAGAAGGCAGGATGACGAAGATGGCCACGAGCTTGTGGCGCAGGATGCGCAGATGACCCTCATCAGGTTGCTCGAAATGTCACGAAATCTCAGACCGGAACCCATCATCACCTGCCGCGACGACGACGGTGTCAACCACTTCGCCACCGCGGACCGTCCGCTCCGCATCGTCGTCGACGTCCACAACCTCACCATCGGTTTCGGCTGGCTGAACGTCAACTCTGTGACGAAGACGATAACCGTTTCCCTCGACGGGGAGGTTTTGGTGTATCGTCGCGTCGGCAAGGACCTCCACGGATGGTGGGTCTGCGATCGGGTGCATGATGGCGATCAACTTCACGAAGGCGATAGAGCTTCAGGTAGTCCGCAAGCTTAAGTCCCACGCCAAGGTCGGCTACCAGGACCACCCGCGCGGCGACAAGTACTGCTCGAACTGCACGATGTTCGTGGCTGGAAACCCGCCGGCGTGCACCCACGTCGCTCCGCCGATATTGGCGCAAGGGTACTGCGACGACCACGAGCCGATCGACCCCAACGCCAGGGCGCGCGCGGCCATCGGGAAGGCCAAGTCCTTCGCCGAGGTGATGAAGGACGGTCCTTTGGACGAAGCGCGGAATGATCGCGGCCAATGGACTTCTGGAGGCGGCTCATCTGCGGCTAAAGATGTGGGCGCGTCGAAGATCGGTGGATTATCAGACAAGTTACTCGGCGCTCATGAGAGGTTCAGCGATCAAGTGCAAGAGGTTAAATCGCAAGAACGACGCGTCAACCAATTGCAGATGGAGTTGTCTAATCTCAGTCAAGACAAGAGCGATGATCTCTACTGGGCCACCCATGAAGAACTGCAAGGCGCCAGGCGCGAGCTTCAGAGTCAGCAAAAGCAACTTCAGGGAATGGCCGACACCATGCACGGGCATCTCAGCCGCCTGGCTGAAGCTGCAATAGCGGCCACAGGGCGTTTAGGTTCCAGGTTAGGTAAGGCGTTCAGCCCGGACGAGCCGCGTGACGATCGGGGGCGGTGGACCGCCGGCGCTGAGCCAGGCCATCCGGACTGGATGCACGGTTCCGAAGGTGAGCACCTGGCGGGCGCTATGGAGGATGTTCCGCAGGGGATGCACGACAGCGTCGACCACATCGAGGAGGCACGTCAAGCACTCCAGGACGCGTCTGAGCATGCCGGCGAGCTGAGCGACGACGAACCGGACGGCGACTCGAAGGAGTTTCCTGCTTGGGAGAAGCAGCACAACGCGGCTGTCAATGATGTGGCCGACAAGACGATGGCTCTTCACCAAGCGATGGTCGACCATATGGACGCCACCGCAGGTGCGTTAACGCAGCTTCGCAGCAAGATCGATGTCCATGCGAAGGAAAACGGCATCAGGGTGGGCAAGAGCATGTCCGCCGGCGACGTCCATGCCACCACCGCGCTCGGCAATCAGCTCCCCAACAAGCGCAGGGCGAGGGACTTCCTGACCACCATCGGGGAGGTCAAGGGCGGCGCGCGCGTCGTGGCGGTTCCGCCGGCGATGGATTTCGGCAAGGCGCTGGAGAAGATCAAGGCCGATACGATGTTGACGACCGCATTGAATCTCTATTCAAAGACAGAAGCGACCCATGCCTCGCCGTCCCTGACCTTGCCTTGCCAATCCTTCCCATACCACACCACACATTTCGTCGATAAGGGGAAGGGTCGTATCGTGTCGGTACTCTTTATGCGTCATGGCCCGACGCGGTTTAATAATCAAACGGATATGAGCAAGGATCGTGTGCGTTCCTGGAACAATGTCCCGCTGACGGCCGAGGGCATCGAGGACGCCGAGAAGGCCGGCGAGAAGCTCAAGGACGAAGGGATCGGCTACATTGTGAGCTCGGACCTCGGGCGCGCGGTCCAGACATCCAAACTTGTCGGCAAGGCGGTCGGGGTCAAGCCCATCCACGACTACGGCATGCGGCCGTGGAACCTCGGCAAGTTCACCGGGATGTCCACCGACGAGGCCCACGACGGCATCATGCACCACGTCGAGAACCCGGACGAGGAGGTGGACGGCGGCGAGTCGTTCAACACGTTCAAGGCGCGCGCTGCCCAGGCGATGCTGAGCCACATCAAGAAGGCCGGCAAGAAGAAACTCCTCGCCGTGTCGCACCACCGCAACGAACGCTTGTTCGCCGCGATGAGGCCGGACGGGACGGTCGACGCCAAGAAGTTCATGAAGACCGGCGAGGACCCCGGCGACTTCACCGAGATGGAGTTCAGCACCGACGAGCTCCAGAATGCCATCAGGAGTGCGAAGGAAGGTCCTGGGGAGGCGAAGGTCGGCAAGGTATGGGGTAGCAACGCCGAACTCCCAGAAGGCGTCAGGAATGCCCTGCCGCAGGAGGCGCAGACGGTGTGGCGGAAGGTGGCCAACGACCGCATCAAGGCGGGACAGTCCGAGGAGTCCGCAATCCGGCAGGCGTGGACCGCGGTCAAGAATGGCTGGAGCAAGACCAAGGACGGGTGGGTGCGCAAGACGTGGCTGGGGCCGGACGGCGTCCACGAGTTCCTCGAGGCCGAGCTGGCAAAGCTAAGTGGCGAATCATCGATCGCAAAACCGACGGACAACATCAACGTCTCGCTCCAGCTCATACCGCTGGACGAGCAGAACGCGAGGTCTCCGTTCCCGTATGACCAATATTTCTTCGCCGACCTGCGCAACGACCAGAAGGAGCGGGTACTTGCGGCGCTGACTGACCAGGATTCCCTGGAGGAGCGGGACATACCGTTGTCGCTGCTGTCCGCCGTCCAGGATAGGGTCGACCCGGGGAAGATCCAGTCGATGCTGGAGGGCGCGCCGGAGAAGTATCCCGTGGTGGTGCGCATCGCGCCGGGCCGGTACTGCATCGTCGACGGACATCACAGGCTTACGGCCGCGAAGTTGAGCGGCGTGAAGACGGTCCATGTGAGGTACCTGGACATCGAAGCGTACGACGAGCGCGTCCACACCGACGACAACCCGGGGGCGAAGGGCGAGCCCGTGAACAAGTCAGACGACTGGGAGCAGCAGTTCGTCATCTCCAAGGTCGACGAGGAGCAGATGAAGGTCTACGGCTGGGCGTCCGTCACCCAGGTCGGCGACGAGATCGTTCTCGACAAGCAGGAAGACATCATCCCTGACGACGAATTGGAAAAAGCAGCTCACGACTACGTGCTTTACCACCGTCAGCAGGGCGACATGCATGAACGGATGGGCGTCGGGCGCATCTGCGAATCGGCGCTCTACAACCAGGAGCGCTGGGACCTCGGGCTCAGGGCGCTCGACGACGAGACCGGTCTCAAGAAGTTCGGCTGGTTCGTCGTGTTCAAGGTGGACGATCCCGGCGTCTGGAAGCGCATCAAGGCTGGCGACCTGCCGGAGTTCTCGATCGGCGGGAAGGCTAGGAGGGAGGAGGTGGTGGCGTGAAGATGTCTGAAGTGAAAGTCGGGATGCGATTGCATCCCACCATCGCTGGACAGCTCGGTGGCGAGATAACCGTGACCGAACTTACCGAGCGCGGCTTCAAATATCGTTGTGATGCTCCTGTAGTCGTGCATCCGCGGCTTGGAATCGTGTGGGCGGCGGAAGGACATGAACATTTCGGCTACAATGGCGAAGCGTTTTATGAGGAAACTCCCGTGAGGCAGGCTTGGCAGCGAGCCGCCGACTTGAAAGCAAGATAATGCCGCCCGTTGCTGTAGCCAGAGCTTACCCACAAGGATCATGGGAACGAACGCCGCGGTGGATGCTCTGGAAGCCGCGCTATCGCCTCCCGGTGATCTGGTGTGACTTCTACGGGAACGATGAGCGCGGATGGGTCTATGCTTGGAAGCCTCCTGGAAGCCTACCGTGAGGTAGGCTTGGCAGCGAGCCGCCGATTACGTCGACACCGGCGCGTGCTGGAACGGGATGAGGGCGTCGCGGATAGCCACGACACCGTCCGCGGTGAGACTGTAGAGGACTCGCGGCGGCTGGCTCTCGTTGTAGGCGCAGACCTTCTCGTATTCGCAGTCGACCCATCCGCGATGATAGAAGCTGCGGAAGATGCTGAAGGCTGACGCCGGCGCGGTTCCCACGCGCTTAGCTATGCCGTTGACCCAATGCTTCTTGTCGCGCTCCGACAGCATGATGCTGCCTATCTTGAGCGCCACCGGGGGAAGTTTCCCGTTCATCGTCGTATATCCGCGGCGTGGCCTGTCATCCTTGATTGCGTGGGTCATGCATCACTTCTCCCGGAGGTCGTTGCGCGCGCTAATGAATTTTCCATGCTTATCACGTGCTGTAAATAGTGAGACATGGCTCGCGTCCTTCGCAACCTCCGCATTGATGACGTTTCAAGTGTCGACGTCGGCGCCGGCCGCGGCGTCAAGGTGGTCCTCACGAAGCGTGACGGCTCCCAGCTCCTCATGCGCAAGCATCGTGATGGCAGTTCGACGCTCTACAACAAACCACTGGAGTTCGGCACCGAGATCAGCGGCGATGCTGACGAGTACCTGAAGCGTGAGTTCAGCGCCAAGGAACTGAAGAAGTTCATCGACGACGGCCACGCGCTTCCTGACGGTTCCTTTCCGATCGACAAGAAGGAAGACCTCGTCCTCGCCATCGAGGCGATCAGCCGCGCGAAGAATCTGTCCAAGGCGAGGGCGCATATCAAGGCGCGCGCCCATGCGCTCGAGGCGGCAGACGCTTTGCCGGAAGATTGGTCGAAGGGATTTACGAAGGCCGATATCGAGCTGATCGCCGAGCGCAACGTCTTCGCCAAGGTGTGCAAGGCGGCGAAGGACTTCAGCGACATGGCCGACGCCATGGAGACCGCTGAGGACGCATCCGAACTTATGTGCGCCGTCCGCGACGCGATGTGCGCCCTTGACTGCTCGATCCAGAGCATCCTCTGCGACGAGGACATCACCGACAAGGTCCCGTCGATCACCACCAGCTACAACCAGTTTAAGGACCACATCGCCGGCCTCGGCATCGAGGACGATGCGGATGACGACACCAGCAAGAGGGACGACGACATGACCACTCCCGCTCTCAGCCCGCAAGTTCAGAAAATGATGGATGAGGCGGTCGCCAAGGCAGTCGCCGCCGCAACCGCTTCCAGCGAGGAGAAGATCAACAAGCTCCTCGACGACCTCGTGGTCTCGAAGATGTCGGACGCCCAGAAGACCTACCACGACAACCTGGGTACCGACGCGGACAAGAAGAAGTTCCGCGACATGTCGCCCGATGCGCGCGACGGCGAGATGGACAAGACGAAGAAGCGCCTGTCCGACGACCCGGTCGTCAAGGGGCTGATGGCGGAGAATGCCGACCTCAAGAAGCGCCTCGACGCCATGGACGACGAGCGCGACCTCAAGATCGCCAAGCAGGACGCGAAGGACTCCGGGTTCACGCAGACCGACGCCGGCGAGGTGCTGATGAAGATGCGCCGCGGCGACAAGGACGCCATCAAGAAATATGAGGCCATGGTCGCCGACCTGGCGAAGTCCAAGAAGGCGTTCGAGAAGTCCAGCCGCGCGTTCGAGGAGATCGGCCACACCGGTTCGCCCGAAGGTACCGGTGGCGCCACCGCGCACGACCAGATCACCGCGCTGGCGAAGGAGCTGCGCGCGAAGGATCCGAACCTCACCAAGGCCCAGGCCTACGACAAGGCATACAACGATCCGGGCAACGCCGAGCTGCGCAAGCAGGAGGCCAACAACCGCATGGCCAAGATCCACGGCCGGTCCTTCGCCGCCTGAGCACGTCACGACATCCGTTCCACGGAGGAGCAGTAGCCATGTATTTCGAGAAAGAGGTCGCCGGCGGCCGCCACTTCATGGAACTGGAGTTCAAGGCGGACGGTGCGGTCGACATCAAGCGCCGCGGGTTCATCACGCGCGCCAGGGGCCGCAACCCGGTCCAGCAGCAGCAGGCGACGGAGTCGCCGCTCATCCATGACGGGTCGCAGACCGCGCTCTCGACCGCGCAGGACGCGCGCAACTCGACGCTGACGGGGACGACGCAGGCAGGACCTAGCGGTAGTGGGCAATACCTGTGCGTGGTTTTGAGCAGCGCCGCGAACCGCACGGTGTCGATCGCGTCGAGCACCTCTGGGGCCAGTTATGCGACCGCGCCGTTCTATGGCGTCCTCCAGAACAAGCCGCGCCCTACAGATGCGGCGGATGTTGGCATCTTCGGCATCAGCAAGGTCGTCGCCGGGTCAACCACCATCGTGGCCGGTTCCCTCATAATGATGAGCACCGCTGGGGGTAGCTCGCTCAACGGCACGGTCAACCTGTGGGCATCCGGCTCTGGACCAAGGGTCGGCATGTCGCTGGAGAGCGTCACTGCCGTTGGTCAGGTCATCACCGCTATGGTCTTCAACACCTGGAGCACCTAACGAAGAGCATGCCCAGGATACGTTTTCTCGAACCAGGAGATCAGCGCCTTACGGTCGCGCGATGAGATGAGACGATGAACGGCTCGGTGGCAATCGAAGCACAAGCAGGCGAAGTTCTCGAACGTGTTGTTCGATTGATCCTCGTCGATGTGGTGCACGTGTATAGCGAGTTCGCCGTACGCTACGCCGCAGGCCTCACACTTTGCTTCAGCATGCTGCCAACGTTTCCACGCATCAGCGCCATATCGTTCGAGAAGATCGTCCTGTTTTTGCTTGGGCGTACATGGGCCTCTGCGCTTCTGATATCTTTCATTCCGCACATTGGCTGCCTCGTTGCATGCCGAACAGTGAATGCGAAGACCAAGAGCGCGAGGCTGTCCGCAGTTAACGCAGAGACCTTGTCTTCTCCGTTCCTTTCGTTTTGCCGCCATGCGGTTTTTATCCCATTCCGCACATTTGGCGCACAGGGTTTTGCCGTGAACGACGCTTGGGTCGTGACAGCGAATGCAAATCTTCAAGTTAGCTCTGGAGATTGCGCGGATGCTGTTCTCATGAACTCCCATGCGCCGTGCAACTTCGGCCGCATTACCAGTTTGCTCCAGCAGTTCGAGAGCTTTTGTTCGATCGATATACTTTTGGGTCCTGGCCATGTTGCCACCTCCAACGATCGAATAATCACCAGCCACGTGTTGTCGTCAACACTACGTGGACGTCGCAGTCGGCAATCTGCATTATTGCAGAAAAGCCTTATGAAATAGGAGGTTAGCCGTGCCCTCACCCACGTTCGGGGACGTCCACGTAGCCGCAGCCCTTACCCAAATCGCGGTCGCCTACTTTCAGAGCGACGACAACTACGTTGCGGACAAGGTCTTCCCGATGGTGCCGGTTCAGCACCAGACGGACGTGTACTTCGTCTGGAGCAAGGCGGACTTCTTTCGCGATGAGGCGCAGGTCCGCGCCGACGCGACGGAGTCGGCGGGCACCGGCGTCAACCTGACGACGCAGACCTACTCGGCGAA